GCTATTTGTAGATCCTCTGGGATCTATTTTTGGGACTAACCCTTAACTCGTATGAAACTTAGTTTCTGCTTTAATTCTCAATCCCTCTCCTCAACACTGCATGTGTTAACGTTTATGTGCGGTAGTGTGGTGCTAACGTAATCAACCAATCTGGTAGATACGCGCCACTCTCTCGCTTATCGACTGCACTCCATTGTGAGTATATCCCCATCAACTCCTGTGAGAGTAACGGTCTTGGGGGGTAGTCAAGCCCCTCGCCCTTCAACGAACTCAAAGTCCGAATCGCCTTCTGCACCTTCTCGAGCGGTATACCGTTCTCAAGTGCAATATCCATCGCTATCCTAGTAATAGACTCCTCCGTCATATACTTCGCGATCTTGGCCAACTGCCCGATCTGAGACAAGAGCCTCTGATCTTCAAGCGTCGCCTTGAAGTACTGTTTCTCGATCTCCCTCGCACTGATACTTGCAGGCTTTGCTCTCTCTAGCACATCGCTTCTCTTCTCCCAGATCTTCGACGAGAAACTGCTTAGAAGTACAGCTACCTCCAGCTCGCTGTGCTGCGTCTGGGTTGTTTTGTTCCCTTCCACAACATTTTGCGCTGCAATAGTTGCTGTAGCTCTCGCTTTCCCTTGATGGCGCCAGGTGACGTTGTATCGTTTGGTAGTATCATCAACATAATCCCTCGATGCTTTGAAGCGTCCGTAGACCTTTTGCTCAAAGATGATCTCAGCAGCCCGCTCGACATCACCCAGTTGGTTTGTCTGCTCCGCTGAGTTCATGTTTGCGTAGTCTTGTAAATCTCCAGGCATTTGGTGGATAGGATACAATCCCATGCCCATCTGGTCTCGGCTTGAGTAAAGGTACCTGAGCACCTTGACACGACCGAGTTTTCCGTGTTTTACTTCGTAGACTGCTAGGTCTTCAAAGTAATACTGACACATCTCTGGCTTAAAGTGACGCAGCCTCAAAGTGCTGAAGCTTTCGTACAGTTCTCGTAGGCGTACAGCTCCTGCAGAGGCAATGTTGCTCTCTACATTTCCACTTACTAGCATGGCAAGTGCACGCGATGCACATCCATAGATGGTACCGTTAGTATACCACTCGCGCAAGTATTCGCTAGAAATGCTTGAGATCAGCTGCTTCAACGAATTCAGCTCTTTGCCGCAGAGGGGAATCACTGCGATGTAAGCCTCAGCTTGCGCTCGCGATGGGAACTCAGCCCAACCATCATCTCCCAACTCAAAGTTGCGCAACATTGACACCGGGTTGCCCATCAGACTCAATGTCTTAAGGTAGTGCCTTCGGAGTGCGCCATTCATGACGGTGTTGATCAAAGTTGTTTGGACTACACCTGAAAACATTCCTGTTGTGGCTCTGTACCACTCGTAGGTATCAGGCCTCATCCAGTATTGGTTCTCAAAACTCTTAGCATACCACTCGTGGATGCGCAAGAATTCCTTATCTGGCAAAAACCCTTGGGCGCAGGCTACTTCGAGTATGCACTCGAGAACCAGTCGTTGCTGGCGACAGGAGTGTGTAGCTCCAAAGTCTGGGTAGTCTGCACACACTTTGTAGGTGGCAGTATTGATTGAGGATTTTCTTCGCTCTTCTTTCTCCTCTAGCAGCTGGCTGTTCTTCTTGTTCATAGTAGCAGCCTTAAGTGTCAGTGTACTTTCCAAGTGTGTACTCCAATAGTTTCCAAAGACATAGTGACTGTAGCAACTGCCCTGGATAGAGCGAATTTTCCCATTCTCTTGACCTTTGGTATGCATCTTAGCTAGATGGACGGGGTCCATGTCTAGTACGGCAATCATCCAAGTGTAATCGACTTTCTCAGCGATATGCATCTTGTTTGCATGACCATCGACTTTCAGACCTAAGTCCTTGAGCTTTGCCATCACAACAGGTTCTGTATCAAGGATTGTCTTTTCACCAGACATTGATCCTTTAATCATCCACTCTGCACGACTTCGGTACCAGCGTTCAAACCCTTGCACTCTCTTGATTCTGAATGTTGCTTCTGAGTATAGAAAATCCAAGATCATTCTCTTCTCATCCTCTTCACTCATGTCTACAAATCCTGACTTGGTAAACTTCCGAATTGGCTTTGGTTCAGCAGACCTTTTGGCATTCTCAGCTTCCCAGTCTGCTTCCCTGTGCGGGCGACCTACGAACCCAGCAATGTATAAGCACTGCGGGAAATCAGTCTCGGAGTATAGCCATGTCTCGGAATCCATTTGATTGCGGAATAAGTCATTAATCTTACTCCACTTATCATTCCATTGGTTGTATGGTGTTGTCAAGAATCCGTAGCTCTTAAGCATCTCGTAGCAATCTGGGGTGAGTGTGTTCAATGAGATAAACATGACTACAGCAACAGCCCAAGCATTCTTCCCTCCGACGTTGGTTGTCAGGAAAAGATTGATGTCGGACTTCTGTGTAGCTGTGAGTTTTTCATCGCATCTAAGCTTTCGCAAGAGCGTTCCGATTGTGTAGACAGCCCGCTTGAGTGATCCATCTTTTCCCCTCGGGTACAGGAAATCTACGGCCTTAGACTCATTCTCGGTGGCTGGTAGTCTTGTGAGGAGCTCGGTTCTGAACCTCAGATCAGTGACCATGCGTGAGCATAGTTGTTCTACCTCATCGCGAACTTGTGCAGGGGCGACTCTCTTATCCTTGCGATTTGCTTTCTTCTGCATACCACCTCGATGGTATTGCTCGAACTGCCTACGTTCGGCGGCTGTTTTCTTGACTTGGGTATCCAAGTATACATGCTCTTCGTAGTCCTTTTGGCGATCAGAGACCTTCTTAAGAGTCTTGATCGCGAGGGGAGAGTTCCGCTGTTGTGGCACCATTTCAGGTGTCGGTGTGCTTTGATTGAAACCGATCAACCTACTTGGAGTTGCTAAACCTTGGAAGTAATTCCGGGCCTGTACTTGTGTCTTCTCGACACTTGCACTGACACGGGCTGCATTCTTAGGTCTTTGCCACTGCGAAGCAGGGATCGGGCGATCAGTGCCAGCACGCTGCTGTTCCGGCTCAGGTATACTGCGCTCTACCTCCTTACCTTTCGGCTCGTGGAGCTCGAAGCGCTGTCCCTGGCCTGTTGGGTTAGCAGTTGGTTGTGGGTACTCAAATTCCTCATCATCTTCATCTTCCTCGGCATCATTCTCTGCAGAGGCAGCTTCAAGTGCGGCTTTCATGGTGGCCCACAAAGAGTCCACTTGCATGGCCTCCTCTTCGTTGAGATCACGAGTGACTCGTGTCAAGCTCTTCGGTTTTGTGAACTCAAGAGGTGTAGCAGCGGTGCTAGTATTCCAAATGGTCGGTGAACCTTCGAGATGTTCAAGCTGGCTTCGGCCTAGATACCCATAGAAGGGAACCTGTTCGCGGAGGTCAGAGATATTATCATCATAGAACTCACCGTAGAATCGGTGCTGTTCACTGGGACCCCACTGCGAGTGGCAGACGAAAGAAGTCAACACAGCTTCACGCCATGTAAACTTCTCCTGCTTGAGCAGCGCTGTTCGTGCACTCTTGTCAAATAAGAACTTGAAATTTTTATCTTCGGGGGTAATTTCGAGAGCGAGGTAGCTGGAAATGCGAATAGGTTTCGACTCCCAACCAAAACTGATGGCTTTCATGAAAGCAACATTGCTCTTGCTGACATATTGGTGGATGTGGCTCGACGAAGTACCTGTCATGCGCTCGACTACCGGAAGGCAGACCATCGCAGTTTTGTACTCAAGGTCGAAGTCATCTTGCATCGTATCAATCGTCGCATAGAAATTTGGTGCTCGTGGTCCGATACCAGCTGTCTCTTCCATCACGTTGACTACTGACTCAAAGAGTGTCTCCTCCATAGCTGCACAATGCCAAGTTCCCGAGGCAACAACAGCGTGGAAGGACTCTTTGAACTCCATCACGCGGCGCCTACCATGTTGGTTGGCGCCAGTATGGGTCCTATTGAGTGCAAGGTCCCGTGAATGGTAGGGTTTTGGCAACCCAACCGAGGAAGAGAATGTTCGTGAGAAGATCATCCCCAAAGCAATGTTTCGTGCAATGGCAAACTGATCCCACAAATCATTTTGGTTGATGTAGCGGTTCAGGAGGTCAAACGCTTGGCCGAAGTCGATCTGGAATTCCAAGTTCCCGGGAGGGAAATTGCCAATTGCTCGCTCCCCAACAACTCCTAACAACTTAAAGTTGGAGTCTGTGTGGAACCGGTCAAATGGTGAAAAAACAGCAACTTCGTCTTCATCTGTAGCGACACTCTTGATAACGCGTCCATGGCCCATCAAATAAAGCATGGTCTCGACATCGAGATCGTTGCTGCCATGTGGGAGCATGACTGCATTCGTTGGCTTTGAGCGCAACACTGCATCGGCTACTCTCCGAGTTACAGGATTAGCAGCAACGGTATCCAGCAAGATATTTGCGTTCAGTGTATCTCCTGAAACGCGCATCTGGGCAGGCTGGTTCTGCTCAGACATGATCTTCAGCGCGACGAGCCTCGTATAGCAGATTGTCAAGAAAGCAACGTAATTACTTCCAGCTACTGCTGCTGTTACTACGTGGTCGTAGTAACGCTGTGCGATGGCACGGTCGCCGACACTGTTGTACAGGTCAGTGATCATGTTATCGTTGAAGGTTGTGTTCAAGCGAACCATTTGACCTTCAACAGATAGTCCTGCGAGCGTGTCGTACATGATCGTATCTTCGCTTACAGGGACAATCTCGAACTGGGGGTTTGTAGTCCAAAAGGCTACAGTCCGAGTATCAGCATTTGCTGACTGCGTCATAAGTGAGGCAGCACCTCTAGGACCAAAGCCCCAGATAGTCTGCACCAAGTACGACTGTACGCCGCTTCCGGAGGTGACGCGAATATTGCGCTCTAACTCCTCAAATTGAGGAGAGATGTTGCGGAATCGGTCTGAGATGTTGGTAACATACTCAGAGGATGGGTTGGCTTGGGTAATCAAGCCTGCATAAGATGCGACTTGCCCGCTGCCTTCGGCATAGGGGTACTCAAACCAACCGTTTGTGGCAACAGCATCGACAGGGTCAGATGCATCTTCCGTGTTTGGAATGTTACCAAAATCATCGCCGTTGGTGACCCTCGGGTCGAGTGGAACATCGGGTCCTGGATGGCTCGGTTCTTCACTTCCGGGGGGTAGCCCGACGACGGGCTCTTCGTTGACAGGCCCATCTTGTGGTACCTCGTCTTCGACGGGCGTAGGGGCTGCAGCTGATGCTTCTGGAGCACCAGAGCCTGCAGCATCCATACCACCACGAGTTCTCTCCACAACTAGGGTGTCTGTAGAGGCAAGATCGCCTCCAAACAGTGTGCCCAGTGCGAGATCTTCTTCCACATAGACCATCTCTGCGCGGTAGCGCATGTAGTCTCGGTGCGATGAAGTCGCGGCGTTTTGGTCATCGATGACCATCATGTCATGCTCCAACGCAAATGGACCATACATATGGTCGCGCTTGCGTTGGAGCCGTGACTCTTCGTAGCGCTTAAAACGTGAGTACACGTCATCGGCACTCATGAGCACACTATCGCAACTAGCGCTGCATGTACCCACGATGTGCTCAGCACATACGAATGCGAAGTGGCCGCCTTTCGGGAGCACCTCGCATGTGCGGGGGTGGTTACACGGCATAGTAGAGATGATCTTCTCATGGGTGCAACCGAAGTTGTAGTCAAGGTTAGCTCGGGCTAAGAGTGCTTGGTACAACAAAGACTGGCACATTGGGATGTTCTTGACGATGCAAGCGGCATCCCATGTGCTCAGGTTAGACACAACGCTGCTCCACATCTCGTACGGCAACGTAGCCAGGGTAGGTAAAGCAGAAACAGAAACGATGTTGTTTGAAAAAGACATATTTTTGGGTTTTTAAATTTAATTTGTTTTTGTATTTTGTTGTGTTATTTGGTATGTTGATCGAAAACAGTATTCAAAAGTTGATCTACTGTAGATTGTTCAATATAGTTGCTGGATTAGCTCACTCTACTATATTGTATTTGTGTTGGCTTGGTAACTTTGCTGTGGCGTGGGTCGGGTTTGGTAAGCCTACACACCACCTACTGTATCGGCCGATCAGCGCCGCTAGGTGGTAGACTGTTCTACGTAGGAGACAAAGTGCTTGCAGTCGTTACACGCGGGGTATCTTCCTGCTGGATACAGGACATTCCCCCTAGCACGGACATGTACGGTGAGCATTGCTGACATCACCACCCGTTCTGCACAATCACCCGGCTGCTTTAAGCTTAAAACCGAGGTCTCCCCCACGCATTACCACTGGATTACCGCACCGGGTGGGAGCTCGGATTGGTGTAGAACAGAAGAGACCAGTTCCATCTTCTGGTGGCTATGGCAAGCCAGTTTGATTTTAACCAGATCAAAAACTGGGCAATAAAAAGAAAGCCTTCCGGCTGTGCTTTTTATTGC